GTCGCCGTGCCGGTCGATGTCTGTAGTAGACATAACAAAAATTGCAGTATGCTCGTCTTTATTTATCGAAATAGCTTTTTGTGCGATGTCGATTTTAACCGTGGTGTTAACCATTTCGGCTGCCTTTGTGCGTCGCTCTGCAATTTGTGCTTTCGTTAACTTCATATGATTATATTATACCCTACTTCTACACGTAAACCGTTTTGTAAAGTGCAGTGCTGTTAATTATTGCAACCCTATAGCCGGTGCCAAAACGCAACGGCAATTTATACTATGCTGCGCTGGGTAGCTCTCGCCACTAGGGAACGCGTCGCCTTTACCTACCACACCTGCGCCCTCGTTTGCTGCGTGGCTGGCTCGCACCTGTAGGTCGCCTACTGTTATCCACCTTTTACCTGTAACGACGTTAGACTGCGCGTATGCCTCGTTAGTAGCGATACTCTGCGCAAACGCTGTCTCGGTACGTGCAATAGTCTTGCCTCTAGTTACTGCCATTTCGGTAAACATATCTCGCAACGCTCTACCGATAACGTCTGGGCTGTCGCCGGCTGCTAGCCCTGTCATAATCGTACCTTTAACAATCTCGAAGTTAGTGTCTGTTATCGAGTTAGCGAAAAATATGTAGCGGTCTGCGTATCGAGCGAGCAATGCGTCGGTTAGTTTAAACTCTTCGCCTACACTCTTTTGCCCGACAAAAATAAGGTCTAGTGCCTCTTGCCCTGCCTTTTGCAGTACGCGCTCTAGTGCCGGTACAATCGTGTTTTTAATCTCGATTTGCTCGGCTGTCTTATCCATAAAGCCAGTAGTACTAAAACCTGCCTCGGTATTACCCGACGCTAGTACGCGCTCTGCTAGCCCCTCGTAGTACTTGCCTACGACTACAGCAATACCAGCAGCTTTAGCGTCTACGCTCTTGTTAACAGCTTTGGCGTATGCCTGCTGCTGCTCTCGTGTCTGCAGTATCTCGGTACCTTTAAACTTGGTTTTATTAGAGACAATGCTTTTAATCATACGCTCTACTTTTTCTTGGGTGTCGAGTAGTTTACGTAGTCGCGGTCGAGACTTTAGAATAGCCCGCCCCTCTGTTACCAGTCCGGCAAGTGGGTTACGTGCAGCTACTAGCTCGTCGGCGCCGTCTACCTCGGTGTACCCGTAGTTAGCTCGTGCCTCGTTAGCAGTAATAATACCAGCCTCTTTTAGCCCTCGGTTTTCTGCTAGCTTTATGTCTCTGTCCTCTGGCGTCGGGTCTACATAACCGACAAACAGCGTGTCGTCGATACGTGGCAGCAGTCTGTTATTTATTGCGTCTTTAAATGCGTCGAGCACTGGCAGTACTGCCTCTTGCATATAGTTTATACGTGCTGTCTTGCTGTTAGCGAGGTTTACGTCGTCGCTGGTTATCATTGCTTTGGGTATATGCAGCGTAGCTAGAATGTCGTCGCGTAAGAAACTCTGCGTTTGTATATAGTCCATTTCGCGGGGTGTAGCGTTTAGCATTTTTACCTCTTTTACGTTTTTGCCAAAAAAGCCAGCCTGCCCACCGTTACCACGACCGTATACCTCTTGCCACTTGGTACGCCCGTCGTCTATTTGGTCTTGGGTTAGGTCTTGGTCTACGAATACAGCCACGTCGGGTCGACCTTGGTTTTTGAAAAAGTTGCTCTGGTACGCTGTGGCGTCTGCCTCGGTACTAATACGAGTTTTTGCCGGCGTGATAATACCAAACCCTCGAATAATGTTAGTTGGGTCTACAGACTTGGTGTGTACTACGTTGTCTGGCGCTAGAATTGCCGTACCACGGGTCGTACGGTAGTGGTAGGCGAGTACTGTGTCTTTATCTCTATTTAAAACTACCTCGACCTTGTCTGGCGTTAGTGGGTGTACTGCGAGTATCTTGCCTTTACCTGTGGCACCGGCACGCTCGAAGTACCAAAACACGTCGCCACTCAATAAATAAAACATTGCCGATAGCTCGATAAACTCTTTACGAGTTAGGTAGCTGGTCGGCGTGTCCATAATGTCGATAATCTCGTGGTCGTAAACCTCCTCGACTTCGCCGGCTGTGTTTATAACTCGGTAGTAGTCAAACGGTATTTTGGCGACTGCTCGGGCAATCATACTCACACCGATATAGACGTAGAGACTTTGTTTGTAGGTCGCTAGGTTATTGCTGTCAAAAAAGTTTTCTAGCCCACCTGCTACGTTAAACCCCTGCAGCTCGATACTCTTTACGCGCCCTAGCACTTGGCGAGTTTTTTGTGCTAGGTATTTTACTAGATTTTGCATACGATAATTATAGCATTGTACAATACAAAAAAGCCCCGAGCGAGGCTATTTGTGTTTATTGCTTTACTACGACACTCTCTATAGTTCTAGGATAATTCTTTAGTAGCAAAGTTTAGTGCACCCTTGGCAGTCTTAAAGTTTCGAGCGATTTGTACGTCGCCATATTCTGATATGTCCGACACTAGGGCGACTACTACTTTGTACTGGTCTATTGCTGTTTGGGTTACTCGGGCAATTTTGCTACCTCGTTTTAGTGTTGCTGTTTGCATATTAGTTGCTAGTCTTTACTGCGTAGCTTGTAATAATTTGCGACTTGGCGTCGATTAGTCGGGCTACTGTCATACCGTCATAGTTAACGACGTCGAAACTAAACTTTTTTTTATACTCTGCTGCTGCACCTGCTGTTTTGTTTACTGCTGCCATTACTGCGTCGCGCTCGTTATCGTAGGTTACCTCGGTTTCGATATAAACTGGGTTACCTGCCTCTCTCTCGATTTTAAATATTTTAAATTGCATATATGTTTGTTACTTGGCTATGTACACAGTATACACTAGTGTACACATAATGCAAGGGTTATACACACCTAGCCAAACAACACACCGCCACCACTTTTGCACATACCGTTTATTACGTTAACCGCACTGTCGCACTCGTCGTCGTGTGCCTCAAACCCAAACCCGACAATATTGTTTATTAAACTCTCGGCGCCCTCTCTAGGGAATAGCACCCGACCGCTTTTTATATACTGGCTAGCCTCCATTAGTCGAGCGCGTTTGTCTTTAACACTACGCATACCCTCTACTAAAAACCCACTCTTTTGCAGCGCCTCGACTAGTGCCTGCTGGTACTGGTTACTCTCTACGTACCACTTGTGCCCGTTAGGCATTATGTTTTTAACCTCTTGTGCCTTGGCTAGTGTGGCAGTAAATGATAACCGAGCCTTTACGTGGTTTTTCATTATTAAAAGTTTTGGCTCGCCCTCGTCATTGTTAACCTCTACCGCTTTAGTCATTGCAGTATAGTCGGCGGTTTCTTTTTCACTAATAGCAGGGTCAAGACCCACGCCCGCCCGTATAGGCGCCCGCTGTAGCCACTCGTCGTCGTAGTACTGTATGTCGGTTAGTTTAATCATTAGGTCGTCCTCTTCTACCTCTTCTAGTAAATACTCTCGCCCCCATATAACAGCACCCATACCCTCGCCGGCAATCATAACTTTATTTTTTTCTGCGTCTATTGCAGCTTGGTTTGGGTACTGTGCAGCCCACGTAGGTTTACCTTTTAGTTTGCCGGTCTTGTGTAGTAGTGGTATCTCGATAACTTCTACAATGTCGCTGCGTTGCATATATTTTAGCAGGCAGTCGCGGTTAACTAGGTTGCCGATTAGCACAACCTTTACGTTTTTACCGAGCGACCCCTGTTTAGTAGCAGGTAGCACCTCGGTAAAAAACCACTGCCTAGTCTTGCGTCGCTTTTCTGCAGTCGACGCGTCGTCGACGTCCTCTATGTCGTCGCCAATAATTAAACCGATACGCTCGTTACCAAACTTGGCACCACGTATTTTCTGCCCTCTCGACTTGGCTACGAGTGTGCACCCACCTACAGTAATTTGCGACGTCGTCCACTTTTCGTCAAACTTGCGTACGGTCTTTTCTGCACCTACTATTTTAAAGTCCTCGCGTAGCTGTTTATTATTTACGATAATGTCTTGTATGTTTGCTAGCGACATATGCGCCCCGTCGATAGTCGAGCGTACGTATGCTGCAAACTTGTTACGCCCTGTTAGCATTTCCCAAAGTGCGTATAGCTCTAGTAGCGTCGACTTGGCACACCCTCGG